CGCCGGGAGCGGTGCGTTCGTGACCAGCGCGCCCGGGTCGAGCAGGGCGTTCGCCACGTGCCCGGCGATTAGGGCGTGCCCGGCGTCGGTGGGGTGCCAGTCCGACGTCCAGTTCGCCCCGCCCGGCGAGCCGGTGCCCGACATCAGGGAGTCGAGGTTCAGGAACCCCATGTTGCCGTCGGTGGTCACCATGCTCTGCAGCGCGGAGATGTAGGCCGACCACGTGATCGTGCGGCTGTTGGCGTCGGGCGCGACGTTGCGTGGCGCGAGCACGAGGATCGACGGGACCTTGGTCAGCGCACGGAGCCGGGTCGCGATCGTCTGCAGGTCGGTGATGTAGGCTGCTGTGGCGGTCTGCGCGTCCCAGTCGTTGAGGCCGAGCGCGATCAACACCAGGTCTGGGGCGAGAGAGTCGATCCCGCGCTGCCACGACGTGGTGTGCGGCTCGGCGGCGTTGTTGGTGTAGGTGTCGGCGGTGATGCCGACCTTCGCCGAGTCGAGCAGGGTCACGCCCGTGGTCGAGTCCCCGTCGAACACGACCAGGCCGCCGACGAACGCGGACTGTCCGGCCGCGGTGATGATCTGCACGGTGTGAGACCCGGACGACCCGAGCGTGAGCGCCACCGACGTCCACGTGGGGTTGCTCGGCGAGGTGGCCGCCACCGTGACCGTGCTGCCGCCGTCGATCTTGTAGCCGAACGCGGACATTCCGGAATAGGCGCCGTACCAGATCTGCGCGTGGGTGCCCTGCACGGTCCACGTGAGCGTGGACGAGGCGTTGACGATCCGGCCGCGCTGCCCGAAGGGTCCGGCGGCGTAGTCGTCCACGCTGCCGGACGTGGCGAACCCCGTCGTGCCCCACGTCGAATCCGGGCCGTAGACCTCGTACTTCGCGGGCACCGCGCCCCGGCCGCCCCCGGAGAGGGCGAGCCGGGACCGCAGCGTGCCGAGCATGAGGTCTTGCCAACGGTTCGCCCTCGCGCTGGCGCCCTGGCCCTCGGCCTGCGAGTCGCCGAACACGGCCACCCGGGCGCGGCCGGTTCCCGCCTTGGCCGAGGCCATGGCGGTGTTCCACGTGTCGGACCAGGCCATCGGGGGGTCAGTCCGCGGCGCCGGCGGGGACGGTGACGGTCCCGCCGCTGGTGATGTCCACGGACAGGCCCGTGGTGATCGAGGTCGTGGCCAGGGTCAGGTCCCCGCCGCCGCCGGTCGCCGTCACCTTTCCGTCGAAGACGGCGACGGCGTTGGAGTCCAGCGCCCGGAACCACGTGGCGGTCCCGTCGGCCACCGCGGTGACGGCGTTCGGGTCGGCGAGCGTGGCCACCCCGGACGAGGCCGCGCCGAACGCGGGGTCGATCAGGGTCACGGTCGCCAGCAGGGTGCCGGTCGCCGTGGTGCCTGGACCAGCCGGGCGGGTGCCCGAGCGGATCTGAATGGTGCCCGCGCCGGCCCCGGCGTCGAGCAGGTCGACGAGGGTGTCGGCCATGGCGGTGCGGGCGGCAGCGGAGAGCGTGAGCGTCATCGGAGCATGATCCTTTTCGTGGTCAGACGGGGGAGATCCACACGTCGCCCACGGTGGGCGAGGCGGGGGCGTTCGAGCCGACGAAGATCCGGCGCCCCGGGTCCCCGTCGGTGTTCACGACGGGCGCCACTGGCACCAGTGGGCTGGCTGGCTGCAGCTCGGCCAGTGAGGACAGGTCGATCTCATCGCCCGCGTCGTGCGGCACCTCGATCAGGTACGAGCGGCGGGCCTGACCGGTGATGTCCTCGACCACCCGGTAGGCCACCCGGGGGTCGGCGGGCAGGGTCTCGGGGTCGGTGTTCGCGGCGACCAGGACGGTGAGGTCACCCTCGACGTCGAGCACGGTCTCTACCGGCGCGGCGACGGTGGTGTTCGCGTTGACCATCGGCTGGGTCGGTGTGATCCGGACCTTCCCTGTGGCCGGGGCCCCGGACGGCAGGAGGTACCGCCGCACGAGGGTGACGTAGGTGAAGGCCATGGTCAGCTCTCCGAGGGGGTGGGGGTGACGCAACGGGTCCCGGTGCGTCCGTCGGGGTAGAGGTAGGACTCGGCGGTCTGACCGGACGGGCAAACCGGGCCGGGCTCCCCGGGCGGGCCCTGCGGACCAGGCGGCCCCGCAAGCCCCGGAGCACCGTCCTGGCCGTCGCTGCCGTCCTGCCCAGCGCTCCCGATGGATCCAGGTGCCCCCGGCGCGCCGGGCGCGCCAGCAGGCCCCGCAGGACCAGCCACACCCGGAGCGCCCGGCGTGCCCGGCAACCCGGCCGGGCCAGGCTCGCCCCGCGCACCAGGGATCGGCTCGACCTGCACCTGCACCGCCTTTGAACAGACCGCCGAGTACCGCTCCGGGATCTGCCCCGACGAACACGCCCGCCCGATCTCCGCCGCCAGGTCCAGCGCCTGATACGCGGTCGCGTCACGCTGCTCCACCGCAACCGACGCCGCCGTCTGCGCATCCGACGCCGAGCTCTGCGCCTCCGTCGTCTGCCGGGCCACCAACACCCCAGCAGCCACCGTGCCCAACGCGAGCAGCACGAACAGCCCGATCAGCCACCGCGGCAGCGGCTTGCGGTCACGCACGATGCGTCCCCCCGGTCGTCGGCGCGGGCGGAGCCGCCGGGCCCTCGTCGTCCTCGTCATCCAGGACCGCGGGCCGAGGCGGGACCGGGAGGCCCCGCTCAGCGAGCTCGGACTCCAGCCGGAAGATGTGCGCGAGAGCGGCGAGAAGTCGCCGCTGAACAGCTCGGGAGTGCCGGGCGTCCATCCCGATCCGCCGGGACCGGGTGCCGATGAGGCCACCGACCGCGCCGAGGAGGAGCACCAGGCCGCCGAAGATCGAGTTGAGCAGCTCGGGACTGATGGCGCACCTGCCTGGATCGTGCCGGTCGTGGTCGTCATGAGGCAGCGGCCCCGAAACGGCGGGCGATCACCGAGACACACCAGGCCGCGGCGAGCACGATCCCGACGCCGAGCGCCCACGTGCGCCAGGTGAGCGGCTGGCCGATCGAGTCGAGCTGCCCGGACACCGACACGACCGCCATGGCGAGGACGGCGAGGTAGCCGAGGACGTCATGATCCCGCCAGCGGACCGCGCAGCCGAGAGCGAGCGCGGCCAGCAGGGCGGCCAGACCGGCGATCAGGTAGCGGACGACGTCGGGGTTCACGTCGCCACCAGGGCCGCGTTGAACCGCACCCACCCCTTCCCCAACGTCCCGTCCGGGCCGGGCTCGAGGTTCCGGGCAGAGCCGGAGCCCTGCCACACCTGCACGAAGACGACCGCGTCAGCGTCGAACCAGCGGGTCACGGCCACGTTGTTCGTGATCGCCCCGTTCGCCGCGGTGCCGGGACCCTGGGCGGCGAGAGCATCCCCGTTGCCGAGGTGGATGCCGGTGTACCGCTCGCCCGCGCTGCCGCCCGTGGCGAACCGCACCGTCGTCGACAGCGTCCACAGCCCGGAGGTGCCCAGCTTGAACTGGTGGCCGGCGCCGCGGGACTCCCGCGTGACGGACGTCGTCGTCGAGTCCGCCGTGGCGAACAGGACCGGGGTGTTCGTGGCCGCCGGGATCGACTGGGCCGCGGCCGCCGAGTACTGCGCCCACGCCCCACCGGTCCCGCCACCCCCACCGCCGCCGCCACCGCCGGAGGCGAGGAGGTCACCGGACCAGGAGTCGCCGTCCCACAGCCGGAACGCGCCCGAGTCGGTCTCCCGGATCAGGAATCCGTCATCCCCCGCCCCGAGTGCGGGCCGGGCGGTCGACAGGCAGGGGTAGGCCCGCCACAGCCGGGCGTCCACGGTCCCGGCCAGGGCGGCGATCTGCGCGGGCCCGTTCGGCTCGTCCGTTAGCTCCGGGGACGTCAGGCCCCACCTCGTGGTGCCCATCAGGTGGCCAGGGGGTAGGTCATGGTCACGGTCCCGGCGGGGAGGATCGCGTCGTCACCGACACCCCACGAGCGCGGCGCGATGGTGCCCGAGTGACCGAACGTGCCGCCCGTCGAGGCGTTCCACAGCGAGTAGTGCGTCCACGTCTGGATCGCGGCCAGGTCCGGCCACTCGATCTCGGCCGCCGACTCCATCGCCCCACCCGTCGGGGTGGTCCAGTCGACCAGCTTCCGGGTCGTCTCCGGCGCCGGGTTGGCGGTGCCGTTCGGCCCCGGATCACCGGTGTGCATCTTGACGTAGACGTAGCTGTTCGCCTCGACGACCGCGAGCTTCAGGTTCGCGAGCGTCGCGGATAGTCCGGGCGCCATCAGACCTCCTCATCTTCCTGCTGGTAGCGGTAGATCCGGCCGAGCACGACCGGACCGTCGTCGGTGTGCGCGAGCAGCACGGGGCCGATCGACAGCCCAGCCGGGTCGATGGCGGGCAGGTTCGAGAAGGACACGGTGCCGATCGCCACCGTGTTGGCGTGGGTGACCGCATCCCACGCGGTGAGATAGCCGCCCAGGAACAACGGCTGCCGACCGCCCGGCCCGTTGTCCCCGGCCTCCTCGCGCATGAGCGCGGCGAACTGCGCGACGGCGCTCACGCGTTCGGCCTCTGGTAGTGGCGGACCCACGCGATGTCGAAGTTGCACGGGCGCGGGTTCCCACCGAAGTCATCCAGCTGGATCGTGAGGTGCATGGGGCCCGGGGCCTCAGCAACCCGCCCGGACCCGGCATACACCTCGCGGCCGTCGACGTAGGCCTTCAGGGTCTTCGCCGACGGGTTCCACTCGCACGCATAGTTGTGCCACTGCGTGAGATCGAGGGGCTCCTCGTAGTGGTCCTGCCGGTACGGCTGGTGGTTCGGCAGGTGCATGAACAGGCCGAACTTGCCGGTCCCCTCGTCGCACTCCATGAAGTCGTACTCGGCGCCGCCTGGCCAGTCGTCGTTGTCCGGCCACAGGATCAGCACAGGGTGGTAGCGGTCGTTCCCGCCGCCGGTGTTGTAGACCCGCGCCCGGATCTCGACGCGAGCGCCCATCTCGCCCCGGCTGAACGCGCACCCGCCGCTGACCTTGTTCTCGCCGTGGCAGGTCATCATCCCGTCGTGCACCGTGTACGCGGACGGCGACCGGCGGCCGTTCCCGTCGTGGCCCGCGCCGTCGTAGAGCCCCCACTTGCCTGACGGGCGGCCGGTGTAGTCGAACTCGTCCCCGTCGATGATCGCGCCCCACCCGCGCTGCACCGCCGCCTGCGTGCCGTCCGTCGGGTCCGGCTCGCCCGTCCCCGGGCCCGGGTCGGTCGGGTCCGTCGGGTCGACCGGGTCCGTCGGGTCCGTCGGGTCGGGGAAGTTGGGGTCCTGCGGGTCGTCCACCGACACATCGGCGATCGCGTTCATCGTGCGCGTGCGCAGCTCCGGCGCACTCGCACCCTCACCCGACGCCAGCGGGATCGTCACGCTCTCCAGGACATGCCGCTCCGGCTGCTGACCCCGCCCCGTCAACGCCGAGCTGATGATGTCCAGCGGTCGCAGCGCCGGGTTCGGCACCACGAACAGCGACAGCTCCTTCGGCAACCCCCGCACACGGGCCTGGATCGTCTCCGCAGCCTTCGCCGCAGCCTCCGCCGTCTTCAGCACCGGCGACGCATAGAACCGCGGCACCGTCCCGAACAGGCCACCCTGCCGCAGCGGCGACAACGGGTCCGTGATCCGCGCGATCTGATAGCCGGTCTGCGCCGTCGTGTCCGACCCCACCGCCCGAGTCAGGTTGTACACCCCGCGGCGAGTCTTCGACCGCGACGCATCCACCAGCGTGCCCGACGGGCCACCGTGGATCTCCCACACCACCGGCGACAACGCCGCCTCACCCTCAACGACCCGCTCGAGATAGAGCACCGGGTCCGGCGTCCACACGTAGTGGCCGTCCCCGTCGGGCTCGAACGTCGCGCCCGGGTGGGCGGCGATGTAGCCCGTGACGAGCCCGTCGTTCCACGACCCCCCGTTGTCCGACATCCCCACGAACGAGAAATCCTCGTGCACCTGGATCGTCGGATCGCCGAACGCGGCGATGAGTTCCTGCGCGGCCCGCCCGATCCGCCCGGCCGCGAGCTCGGCGCCGTCGACACGCTCGACCGCGAGCTCACCGGTCGGACGGAACCGCAGCACGCACCCGCGGGCCGAGGCGAGCTTGGCGAGGAAGTCGAACCCGGAGTCCTCGACGATCTGCCCCGCCGTGACGGTGGCCTCGTCCGGGTCGTAGCCGGCGTCGTCCCAGTCGATCGGGACCACGGCGTCGGAGAACATGGGGGCGACGACCTGCGCCCCACCCTCCGGGGTGTAGCCGTTGACCAGCGCGTAGAACGCGCTCCGATGGGTGACACCGGTCGGGACCTGGTACGGCAGGATCGGCCGGTTGTCGATCAGCTGGGCCTCGCGCGACACCCCGTCGATGCGGGCCGGGCCGTTCGGCGCCGGACGCTGCACGACGTCGTCGATGCGGAAGTAGCCGACCGGCACCATCTCCGTCGACCCGTCGCCGAAGAAGATCCCCCGCTCGACGAAGATCTCCAGCCCGTACGGGTCGACCTGGTCGAAGTAGTCGGCTGGCACGGTGAGGTCGAGCGTCCCCTTGATGTCCGACGACGCGGTGAGCTGCACATCCCCACCGAGGATCGGCAGCTCGACCCCCGTCGGGTTCGGCCCGAACTGGTGGCCCTCGACGAGCACAGCCCGGGAGATCGCCCGGTGCGACCCGGCGATGACGTCCCGGAAGCGGGCAGACACGGGCCACATCAGGCGGTCACATCCCGCCACGAGTCATAGGCCTCGACGACGTCCGCCCACGTGTCGTAGCGATCCATGAGCATCTGCCAGGTCATCCCCGCCCCGTAGACGGACAGCGGCGGGGCGGAGATCTCCGTGACCGGCACCGTGAACATGTGCCGGAAGCCACGCCGGCGGGTCCGCTCCCACCGGTACGAGCCGATCGAGATGTACATCGACGGCAGCGCCAACCGGGCCGGGGTCTGCAAGAAGGCCGGAAGCCCCTGGCCGAGCGCCTCATCGAGGGCGTCCCGCTCGGCGAGGGACTGGGTGTAGAAGCGCAGGGTGGTGGTCTTCGCGGTGTGGGAGTCGGTGACCACGACCGGGTCGCGGCGCCCGGACACCGGGTAGATGTCGGAGCGGGCCTGCCGCTCGAACGCATCCCACTCGCCCAGCGTGACCTTGCGGTTCGAAAGGGGGGCGACGATGAACTTCAGCCACGCCCCGGACAGGTCGTCCCGGACCGTGAGGACGCGCTGCTGCACGATCTCCGGGGGCACGTTCTCCGGGGTGGAGTAGGCGACGATCTTGTACTCCATGACCGCGCCCGCGGTGAACTCGTAGTGGTCGACGGTGCGCTGGAACGCGTTGCCGACCAGGGCGACGCGGCCGCCGCGGATCTCGGCCCACTTCGTGGTGCCCTGCGCGCGGGCGAACACGACCGCGCGGATCGCCTCCGGGACGAGGCCACCGACGTGGATGCGGATGCGGCCGCGGACGTCGTCGTAGGAGACCTGCGCGGTGAGGCCGATCGCGCCGCGCGGCGGGGCGAGGTTCATCGCGATCTCGAAGCGACCACGGGCCTTCGCCCCGACGATCCGCCCGACCGGCGGAGTCACCGTCATCGGCAGGGTGAAGGTGCTGCCGGTGTCGAGGGTCGACTTGCCGTTCGTACCGACGTCCCAGACCGCCCGGGCCGAGTCGCCGTCGAAGAACGTCATATCCGCGGCCGACGCCGCGAGCGCGGTGTCGAACTCCCGGACGATCACGGCGGTGAACTCGGCCGCCCCGTCCAGGCCGACGATGTTGAGCAGCCCCTCGGCTGCCCCGGCGGGCGCGAGCGCGACCCCGGAGTCGGCCTGGAACGTGGTGTCCCCGGTCCGGTTGTAGGCGTTGCCCGCCGAGTATGTGAGGTAAGCGCCGCCGCTGGCGTACCAGTTGATGGCCGTGTCGAAGATGGTCGGCGCGAGGTTCCTCATCCACACCGCGGCCCGGTAGTACTTCCCCGGGGTGACGGCGAACCGAGGCGTGGCGATGTCCCCGGCCGTGGTGCCCTTCCACACCGCGGGCCGCGGGAGGGTCGGGTCGCCGAACGCGACACGGGCCCACCCGGACGGGCCGAACCAGCCGGTCCCGGACGTCTTCAGCGACGGGTTTGGGGACAGGTTGTGGACCAGCGCCATCAGGCCACCCCCGCCCGGACGCGGTACGCGCGGGCCGACGCCCGGTCCGCGTTCTCGATCTCCGTGCGGATCACCCCGGACACCTCCCGGCCGTCGAGGTAGACCCGCGCCACGAGGGACGGGCTGTACGAGGGCGCAGTCACGGTCGACGTCCCGCCTGCGCCCACCGCGCCGCCGCCGGCGAACCCGGGGATCTCCCCGGCCCGGATCATCGCGCGCAGCTGGTAGACGTTCGCCTGCCCGCCGAGCGCCCGCACCTCCGCCGCGGTGAGGACATGCTCGCCGTTCGCCAGCCGGAACAGGCCCGCCTCATCCGACGTGCCGGTCCCGGGGCCGTGGATCGCGCCACGCGGACGCCCCTTGTAGATCATCGGGGCGCCGCCGGACGCCATGCCGGGGAAGTCGTCGACCGCGCCGCCGTTCGCGCCGCCGAAGAACTCCTGCACCACCCGGACGACCTGCGTGATGACCCCGGAGAAGGTGCGCTGGATCGCCGCGAACACCGACCCCGAGTTCTCGTCGCGAGACTGGATCGGCTTCACGACGGTCGCCTTCCCCGCCGCGTCGAGCTTCTGCACCTCGCCCATGCCCTGCGCGTTGTCACCGTTCAGCGGCTTCGTCTGCGGCGTGGTCTGCGCCCCGTCGAGCGCGGCGACCTCGCCCATGCCCTGGGCGTTGTCACCGTTGAGCGGCTTCGTCTGAGGGGTGGTCTGGGCGCCGTCCAGCACCGCGACCTGACCGAGGCCCTGGGAAGGGTCGCCGAGCAGCGGCATCGTCGCCGGCGCGGAACCGGCGCCCCGCAGCTTCTCGACTTCGCCCATGCCTTGCGCCGGGTCGCCGTTCAGCGGCATCACCGCGGGCGTCCCGTTAGCCAGAGCGATGATCGCCGCGATCGCCTGCTCGACGGGGACCTTGTTCCCGCCGATCGAGACCTCGGCCTCGCCAGCACGAATCGCGGCCAGCGTGTCGGTGAGCGCCTTCCCCGCCGGGACCGGGTCCCCGCCGATGGTGACGTCGCCCTGCGTCTGGTTGATCACGGCCTCTACGGCGCGCAGCGCGCCGTAGGCGCTCATCGTCTGGCCGTTGATCACCACCTCGCCCTGACCCGTGTTGATAGCGGTGATGACCCTGTTCAGGGCCTCCGTCACCGGTACCTCGTCCGCGCCGATCTTGACCTTGGGGGCGTCCTCGGAGATTCGACCGTAGAGCGTCTGCAGGCTCGCCTCGATCGGCGACAGCTCACCCTCGACCGGCACCCTGGCCTGGCCGGGCCTGTTCGCCGTCTCCAGGAACATGCGCAGCGCGTCCCCGGCCTTCACGTACTCGCCGTTGATCTCGACCATGCCGCCGGAGGCGTTGATCTGGTCGACCACGATCTGGAGCGCGTCCTGGACCGGGGTGGCCTTGCCGTCGATCAGCACCTCGGCGCGGCCCTGATTGATGGCCTGCATGATGTTCGCGAGTGCTTGGGATGCGTCTGTGGTCCGGCCGTCGATGTTGATCTCGCCGACGGTGCCGCGGAGCGCCCCCATGAACTGGACGACCTGTGCCTGCGCAGGGCCCGTGTCGGCCTCGAACTCGAAGGAGTTATTCCCCTCGATGTGCCGCTTCATCTGGTCGAACTCGGACGTGATGTCGTCGAAGATCCCGCCGACATCCCCCGACAGCACCTGCTGGATCGCACCGGAGAGGTCCTGCAGGGTGTCGGTCAGCTCCGAGATCTTCCCGTCGGCCCCCTCGGTCGAACGCTGCAGCTCGGCGAGCGCCGTCACCGCAACCCCGACACCGAGCGCGCCGAGCGCACCCTTGATCAGACCTGACTTGGCGATGAGCCCGTCGGCCTTCTTCCCGGCGTCGTCTGCGCCAGCCCCGAACAGGCCGAGGGCGGTCGTCGCTCCGCTGACCCACCCCGCCACCTGCGAGACGATCTGCATGCCCCGGTAAGCGGCCACGGCGGCGAGCACGATCGGCACGAGGTCGCCGAGGAGCTGGCTGTGATCGCCGAGGAAGCCAGCCACCCCCTGCAGGATCGGGCCGACGGTCTGCAGTGCGTTGACGAGGAAGTCCCCGATCGCTGTGGCGACCGCCCGCGCGGCCGGGGCCAGCTCGACGATCACCGGCCCGAGCTCCTGCAACGCGGTCATCAGGATCTCGCGGGCGACGTCACCGGTCACCTGCAGGGTCTCGCCCAGCTCCTTGAGAATCTCCTGCCCCTCGGCGGAGTCCAAGAACTCGTCGAGCGCGGCCGTGGTCTCCTCGAGCGAGCCGGCCAGGTCGTACCCGCCGGTCGAGAGCCCGTCGAAGACGGTGGCGCCGATGCTGCCGACGTTCTGCAGGACCCGGCCCCACGTCGTGAACTCGTCGATCGCGCCTTCGATCCAGTCGTCGACCTTCCCGGCCGCGGCTGCTTCGTTGGCCCAGTCCTTCCACGCCGCGGCGCCCCCAGCGATGGAGTTACCCAGGTCGGCCATGTACTTCGAGCCCTCGCCGCCGAGCGCGAGGAAGCCCTCCAGCATGTCGCCGACGAGGTTCGTGGAGTTGGACAGCAGCATGTTCGTGCCCCGCAGGGCGTCGGACACGTTGTTGACCGTGGCCGGCTTCATCAGGGCGTCGGCCGCGTACTTGCCCATGCTGTTGAGCGAGTCCGCCGCGGCCAGGAACCGGCCCTCGAGGATCGGCATGTAGGTGCCGCCGAGCCGCTGCACGTCCTCCGCGAAGTCCGCGAACGCCACGTTCTGCACGTCCTGCTGGAGCTCGCGGAACCCGGGCCCGAGATCGCGGACCGCCTCGGCGGCCTCCCGCGCGTTGGGGGCGAGCTTCGCGGCGGCCTCGGCGAAAGCCTCGGCGTCGCCCGCCAACCCGGCCGAGAAAGCATCCCCGACGCCCTGCGTGGCCAGCTTGAACGTCGCCATCGCGCCCGCGCCGGCCAGCATCACGGCGGGCAGCGCCGCGGCGATCCCGGCCATGGTGCCGATCGACACCGCGGCGGCGCCGACGGTCTGCAGGCCACCCGCCGCGGACCCGATCGCGAGGATGCCCTTCGTCGCCCCGAGGGCGGCGCCCTGGATCGCGTCGGCGCTCTTCGAGAGCTTCCCCGACTCGTCGTTGACCGACGCGATCGCCGCGCGCGCCTCCGCGGCTGCGCCGACGACGCCGCGGGCGGTGCCGTCGAAGATGATCCGGATCTGTGACGAGGTGTCAGCCACGGGGCCACTCCCTCACGATCCGCTTGGCAACCTCGCGCCACTCCGCCTTGACGTACGGCTGCATCTGCTCGGCCGTCTCGAAAAACCAGTAGGACGCCGAGCCGCGGTGCGGGCGGAACTGGCGGCCCGGGGAGCTGTAGTAGCGGCCCGCCGCGTACCAGCCGAAGTGCCGGGTCGCCCCGAACTCCGAGCCCAGGAGCAGCGGGTGAGGTCCGGCGGTGATGACAGGGAACCGGTCGCGGCGTTCCCGCACCGTCCGCGACGCCCGGGCGGACTGGCGGTCCGACGCAGCACCGGCGTACTTGATCCGATCCGCGAGGGTCCGGGCGATGTCGAACGACTGGTCCCGGAGCTCGTCCTCGGCGTCACGGCCGACACGACGACACGCCGCCATCAGCTCTGTCGCGCCCTCGATGCGGACGTTCAGCCGCAGCACCACGCCGGGTCCTCCTCTCAGCCGCTCATCTGCCGGTCATCACGTACGGGTGGCTCGTCCGGGTTCTCCTGCTCCTGCAGGAGCTCCAGCGCTGTCGCGACCGCGCGCGGGCTCTCCGCCGCCCACTCGGACGGGAGGTTGTTGTTCCGCAGCGCGAGCGCGACGAGGGACCGGCTCAGGGAGCCGGGCGGGTAGGGTCCGCGCTCTCGGCCAGGTCGTCGACGTCGCCGTCCGCGTCCGCCTTGGGCAGGGTGTGGCCCAGGTCGACCACGGCGGTCCGCATGAAGTCCTTCACCGACCCCACCTCGCGGCCGTCCCGCTTCGCTGCGAGCCGGGCGAGCTCGTACACGTCCCGCGCGGTGTAGTCGTTCTTCATCAGGTCGACGACCTTGCGGCCCGGCTTCGCGTCCTCCCACGCGACGACGTCCCGCAGGTCGGCGGTCACCTGGTAGGGGTCGCCGTCATCGGGTCGAACGGTGAACGGGTAGGTCTGCGACACGCGGGCCTCCGGCTAGGTGGGGTGCCCGGCCGCCGGGGAGCAGCGGCCGGACACCCAGGGGGTCAGAGAAGGATTCGCTCGACCGACGCGACGGCCGAGTAGTCGACGAGGGCCAGGTTCGGGCCGACCGTCGCGTCCGCGGGCTGCCGGTACGTCGAGTCGATCGGGCCGAACACCCGGTAGCCGCCCGCCGGGACCGATCCGCCGCCGTCGGGCAGCTCCCGACCGGACCGGGCGTAGGTGGACTGCAGGGTGACGGTGATCGGCGCCCCGGACCCGTTGCGGACCAGGAGCGACACCCCGATCGGGACGATGTCGCCGTCCGCGTTCGGGGTGAGGCCGGTCGGGGTGGCGCCAACGGCCGTGGGGACGACCGCGCTGGGGGTGCTGCGTGCCATGGGTCAGTCCTCCGTCAGGGCCGCGAGTACTCGGGCTCGCCGTTGCAGGTCCACTCCGCCGACGTGATCTCGGTGGTGCGGACCTCACCGCCGACGGACGGGGCCTTCACCTTCACCTCGCCCTCCCAGCGGACGTGCTCCGCGGGGATGTCGGGGTGGTGGTCGATGACGAACGCGACGGTCTCCTTGTTGTGGGAGAAGATCCAGTCCGAGATCCCCTCAGACCGCCAGTCCGAGTAGAACTCGAGCGACAGCGTCCAGGAGTCCTCGGCGTCCTCGACGAACGACGAGTCGTCCCCGCCGTAGGTGTAGAACACCTCGCCCTCGCCCTCGCCCGTGCCGTTGTTGAGGGTCCAGTTCCGCAGCTGCGTCTGGAACTCCTCCCCGCCGATCGAGAGGGTGATCTGCTTCAGCTTGCGGTTGTGCACCGGTGTGGTCACAGCGCGCACTCCACTTCGAAGAGGTAGGCCGGGAGCGGGGACCCGCTACCGGAAGGGGTGGTGCCGGGGATCGCGCGCTTCACGACTGCGTCCTGCACCTGGTCGATGGCCACGGCAACCGCCGGGGCGAGATCCCAGAGCCGCTGCATCGCCCGCTCGTCCGCGCGGACCGCGAGCACGACCGTGAACGTCGCTTCGGTAGGGGCGGACAGGTAGCCGTCCCAGGACAGTTCGGGGGGCATCACGACGAGCGCGGGCGGGTCGAACGTGGTGCCGAGGTCCTCATAGACCCGGACCCCGTCCACGGCCTTCAGCGCGGCGTTCAGCGCCGCCCAGGCCTCCCCCACCGCGCTCACGCGATCACCGGTCCGCGGTAGCGACCGATGCCGAGCAGGCGCTCGATGTCCGGGTCGAACGACGGAACCCGGGCCGTGCCCAGCTCGCCCATCGAGATCAGCCCGTCGGGTGACCGGCCGCGCTCATGCCAGCGGCCGGCCAACCGAACGGTGCCCACCACGACGTCGTCGGGGGGCGGGGGAAGCAGCGAGTCGGGGTCGCCGCTGAAGTCGAAGTCGCCGCCGCGGACACGCTCGACGAAGGCCACGGCCGCGGCGAGCACCGACTCAAGCCGGGGGTCGTCCCGGCTGTCGTCGATGCTGCGGTCGACCTTGAGCCTCTCCAGCAGCGGCGGCCACTCCATCACGATCAGGTCGCGGCCGTGATCGCGATGCGCTCGACGCCCGCGCCCGCGTACTTCACGTAGGTGGCGGTGTAGCCCCAGATGCCGACCCGGATGGTCTGCGGGCCCGCGATCTCCTCGAACCGGAACTGGGTCAGGGCCGATTCGAACAGCGTCACGTCCGACGCGCGCAGCACCAGGATGGACTCCGGGTACTGGGTGATGCCGTCGGAGGCGATGATCGGGAGGCCCTGGAAGCGGCCGTCGACCTGCACGCTGCCGACGCCCATGATGTTCGCGGCGCCCTGCGAGTCGACCGGGACCAGGGGGCGACCCGAGGTGTCCTTCAGCTTCAGCAGCGAGCCGTAGCGCAGGACCGAGGAGATGATCAGGTCGGCGGGCAGCTTCCGCGCGGCCCGGACCGCCATCGCCGTGTCGACGACGTAGTCACCGATGAACGTGGCGTGCGTGGCGATCGAGCCGTTGCCGGTGAAGGCCGCCTCGTTCGCGTACGTCTTCGTGGCGGAACCGGCCGCCGTGACGGCCGCGGCCACGACCTTGGTCTCGACCTTCTGGTCGTACACCGCGATGAGGTCGGCCATGATCAGCCGGTCCACGGTCGGGTCCGACATGTCGAGGAGCTGGCGCGAGAAGTTCTGCGCCCCGGCGGTCACCGTGGGGGTCACGGTGTAGACGTCGGTGTCGTAGGCGTCGGTCTGCGCCACCGCGTCGTTCTCCGCGGCCTGCGCGGCGACGACGTTGTCCGTGCCCGCGGACTGGTACGGGATGGTCATCGGCCGCGGGTCGGACCCGAGGTCGATGTGCGCGACCGCTGCGGCGGCGCGGCGGCCCTGTCGGTTGATCGGCTCGAACAGCTCGGTCAGCCACTTCGGGGCGACGAGGCCGGGGCCGTGCGCGGCCGTGGTGAGCGCACGGGTGTGCTCCTCCAGGCGCTTGGCCGCCTCGCGGTCGCCGCCGCCGAGCTGCGAGGCCCGGAACTGGTCGGAGAACCAGGAGCGGGTGCCGCCCTCGGCCGCGGACCGGTAGTGGCCGGGGTCGCGGTCCTGGGTGCGGGCCTTCCCGCCGAGGCGCTCGACGCCCTCGCCGGACTCGCCCGAGGAGCGGTGCTGCTCGCCCTCCTCGCCGCCCTCGCCGGACTCGCCCGCGGCGAGCTCGGCGGCCAGCGCGGCGCCCTTGCGGGCGCGGAGCTCCTCGGTGGACACGGCCTCGATCTCGCCGTCCAGGTACTCCAGGCGGGAGCGGTGCGCGTCGGTCTCGGTACGCTCGGTGGCGGTCATGGGCCGGGTCTCGGCCACGATCTTGTCGCGGACGGTCTTGACCTTGGCGCGCAGCTCGTCGCGCTCGCCGGTCAAGACCTCCAGGTAGGTCTTGGACAACGGAAACCCCTCACGGGACGGATCGACTGGACTCCGTCCGGCGAGGGGTGCCGTACGCGCTCGCGGCGCGCCGGGGGTGCTCTGGCCCGGATGCGGTGCTACTGCGGCGGATCGTAGCGGATCCGTGGTTGTGCTGACGTTACGACATGCTCACAACAGGGCCAGATCGAGCGCGTGAGCGTCCGCGCGAGCGCGCGCCTGCGCGTCCGCGTCCTCCGCTGCCGAGCGCACACCGGTCACCACGGCCTCACGGCCGTACGCGCCCTGCATGACGAGCGCGACCTCGAACAGCCCCGCACGGTGGCGGACCACAATCCCGTCCCCCCGCCTGCGCGAGCCGCCAGGAAGCGCCCGGAAGCCGACGCTCAACTCGTCGAGGACACCCTCACGCGCCAGCTCCAGCGCCTCGTCCCCCGCGGGGGTCTTCGCCACGCGCAGCGCGGTGTACAGCCCGGAAGCGTCCTCGCGCAGCTCGACGGCCTTGCCGATCACCGCGCCGCCCAGCTTGTGGTGCTCGCGGGACAGGTGCACGCGGTAGTTCGGCGGCCGGCCCGGGGCGGCGGCGCGATGCGCGGTCATGAGCTGGTCGGCGAACGCGCCCGCCTCGAACATCTCGGTCAGGTGCTCGTCGATCATCTGCGGCACGCCGTAGGGGACGGCGATGCCCTCGATCGTCCGGCCGTCACCGCTACTGCGGAGCTCCAGCCCGGCAGCGGAGCGGTACAGGGTCTCACTCACTGGAGGCGACCTCCTCGAGCTTCGGGTCTGCGTCGCCGCGGCGGGACGCCCAGTGCGCGGGGCACAGGCCGCGGGTGAGGCCGATGCTCTCGCCGATCTCCTGCTGGCCGGTCTTGGTGCAGCCCTCGATCTTGCACACGGCGGGGGCGTCGTCCTCGGCGGCGTGGCGGGCGCGGGGGCTGGGCTTGTCGGCGGTCATGCGGCACTCCTCGGGATGGCCGCGATCATCGCGGCGGCGAGCTGGGCGTAGTCGATCTGGACAGCGGACAGCGGGTTCGTCCCGGTGAGCTCGGCGCGCATCGCTCGGACCTCCTCACGGAGCGCCCGGACCTCTTCGCGGGCTTCGGTGGCGCGGTCGCGGGCGTTCGCGGCATGCGCGGTGCCCCACGCCATGCAGTCCCACGCCTGCATCGGGCGCCGGTCCTCCCGGTAGTAGTCGGGCACCGGGGCCCGCCAAAAGTCGTCGACGGTCGGCATGGACACCTCCGGGAGAGCGGGGATGGTCGGGGCGGCGGTGGAGATCCCCCACGCGCCCACGTCGTCGAACCCGGCGGGGTTCGTGGTGAAGCTCACGTGCACGTGCTTGGTGTGCGGGTTGGTGCCGGTGTAGCGCCGCCAGCCCGAGAAGTCGGGAGTGGTGATCCGCTCGTTGAAGATCACGTAGCCGCCGGGGTACAGCCGCCGGTCGCGCTTCGCCCCGAGCAGGCGGAGGTGCTCGGCCAGCCAGGCGGCGTCGATGCCGTCCACGTCGATGTCGCGGGCTCGCACCACGCCGGTGCCGGCGACGACGATGGACGGATTATGGTCCGACGTCCGTGAGGCGTGCGCCGCGTCACCAATGGTTCCGTCAGACGTCTTGTCGCGATTCGGCCAACGCGAATTGACCTCGCTGACCAGCGACAGGCTCGCTTCACAATTGCGCCACGCTGGCATCAGATCATCACCCTTGGTATAGTGGTGAAATGACGTGGGGAACTCCGATGGAGCGCTTCTGGCAGAAGGTTGACCGCCGCGGGGACGCCGAATGCTGGCCGTGGGTTGGTGGACGAAAGGCGGCCGGCTATGGCCAGTTCACCGTGGACGGCCACAAGGTCATCGCCCACCGGTGGTCCTACCAGCAGTTCGTCGGACCGATCCCCGCCGACTACGAGGTGGACCACACCTGCGGGAACCGGCAGTGCGTGAACCCCGCACACCTTGAGGCGGTCACGCTGGCGGAGAACCGTCGCCGCCGGAACGCGGCGAAGACGACGTGCCGCCGAGCAGGCCACCCGTACACCGAGGAGAGCACCGGGTGGCAGTGGGGCTCCGACGGGTGCTGGTCCCGCGTTTGCCTCACCTGCCGCCCGAACTACAGCCGTCACCGCGGCCTGGTCCCGCCGACGACTCCGCGAGTCGCCTGACGACGTGCGGGCGGCGTGGGCGGCGTCGCCGATCGTCCCGTCGGAGGTCTTGTCCCGGCCCGGCCAGCGGGCGTTGATCTCGGCGACGAGCGCGAGGGAAGCACCGCAGTTCCGCCAGCTCATGCAGGCCTCCCCGAGTCCAGCGGCGCGCCCGCGGGCTCGCCCGCGTACTGCCACGGGTCGGAGTGGTCCTGCTCGCCTGCGGTCGCGGCGGGCGGGGACGGCTCGATCACCGGGAGGACGTGGGTGTCCTCGACGGTCGATCGGGGCTCGTACCTCCACCCGGACGGGTAGGAGCTGTCCTCGTACCAGGGCATCAGGCGCCGCCCTCCTCGTACGGGGAGCGGCCGAACACGATGCGGTACCAGACCGCGGCCGTGTGCCGGGCTCGCGCGGCGGTCATGTGTCCGGTCAGGTACTCCCGCAGCGCGTCGAACGGATCGGGCTCCGTCGCCCACAGCGCGAGGCCCTCGCCTCGGGTCCAGTACTCCCGCAGGTTCGACCCGTCGCGGTCCCGCGCCCGCTGCTCCTCGGTAGGTGCCCCCGCGCCGCTCTCGCCGTCTGGGGACGAACCGTCAGCGGGCCCAGGTGCGGGCGGCGTGGGGGCAGGCTTCAGGGCGGTCAGGTCCGCCTTCTGCTCCGGGGTGAACGGCGGCTTCCCCTCGATCTGGCGGACCTCGTCCGGGGTGGCCCACTGGTTCCGGATGGAGATCTCGTGCGCCTGGTACCGGGTGAGGGTGTCCCCGCGCATGATCGCGTCGAGGTTCGCCTCGACCTTCTGCCCGCGCGGCGTGCGCAGCGACAGGGTCTGCTCGAACCGGGTGAAATGGTCGATCATCGAGAACTTCACGAGGTTGATCGCCTCGGTCTCGACGTTCGAGTAGGTGCGGGTCGTCTGCGCGGCGCCGAGCCACGACGGGTCCAAGTCGAACAGCAGCGCCTGCTCGACGAGCGACAGGTTCCGCGCCTCGATGAGCTGGGCGTCGTCCGGCGTCCACGCCAGCGGGGTGACCTTCGTGGCCGGGTTCAACACCATCGGCGACCGCGTCCGCTGCGACCGCATGTAGGCCTTCTTCAGGTCCGCGGCCTGCTCCGGGGTGAGGTCCGGGTTCAAGCTCTCGATCAGCACCGACGGCACCGCGTGGTCCGCGACGCTGTTGGCCTGCTCCTGGAGCGACTTCGCGAGCTGCAACGTCCCAGCGAGGTGCGCCTCCAGGATCCCCATGCCGTACAGCGCCCCGGGCCGGGACAGGCCCTTGAAGTGGATGACCCGCGACGCCGGCCACCACTGCCCGCCAGCCCAGTACCGCACCGCGCCGACCGGCCAGCCGGGGATCCGCTCCCCCATCCGCTCGACCCCGACGAGCTCCGCGGGCACGGGCACGATGACGTCCGGGTAGCCCTCGCGGGTCCAGTCGGTGATGATCCCGATGGCGTTGCCGTGCCACATCAGGTCCAGGTGCCACGCCGAGAACGTGTCGACCTGCGTCTGCGGCGGGATCGGCTGCTCGAGGAACAGCGGCCGTGGGGTGATCTTCTCGTCGACCCCCGCGCGGGTCCGGACCACGTCCCACGGCACGGTCGCGAGCACCGCCGACTTCAGGCGGGCGGCGCGCCAGCACCCGGCGAGGCCCATCCCGCCGCGGTAGGTGGCGTCCCCGCCCCAGTCCGGGGCCATGCCGCCCTGCATGCGGACGACCTCGTGGGTGGCGGTCTGCCCGGTCTCGGTGTCGGTGGCCTCGTACACGAGGTTCCGCAGGAACTCGCGTGCCCGACCGGCGGCGAGCGCGCCGCGCGTGGGCATCAGGAGCCGTCCAGCGGGCTACGCCGGCGGCCGTGCGCGGGCACGGCGGGCACGGGCCGGGACAGGTACACGAGCAGCGACACCCCGATCAGCGCGAGGCCGCCCCAGAACGCGGCGACCTCCCAGCCGTAGAGCGTGAACGCGCCCGCGACCAGCGCCAGGAACCCGAGCAGCAGGCCGGTGAGCGGCACCCATGAGCGAACGGTCATCAGAAGATCCTCGGGATCGGGATGGGCGCGGGCGGCGGGAGCATCCGGGCCAGGTAGACCGCGCCCGCGGCGGCGTAGAGGGCGTCGACGTGCCCGGCGCCCTTCCGGAGGAACCGCCACCCGTCTCCGGTCTCGTACTTCGTGGAGCCCGCGACGTGGGCGTTCAGCAGCGGGTCGTTGGGCTGGGCGAGCTGGCGGCCCTCGACGAGCCCGGCGAGGCCCTGGCAGGCCTCCCGCTCCATCGCCCCGGCGAGGCGGGCGGCCTCCTCCTCCCACGTGTCGACCACGCGGCCGTCGACGACTTTCGCGACGTCGAGGCGGCCGGTGCGGCGGAACTGGCGGAGTTCGGGGCCGAGCTCGGCGGCCGGGCCGTTGGGGAACCAGCCGACGTCGGCGGGCCGGATCTGCTGGAGCAGCGGGACGACCTCGGCGCGGGCGGCGGTGGTGGAGTCCCAGGCCTTCAGGATCTCGACTCGGACGCGGCCGTCGGGGAGCAGCGCGGCGCCGGCGAGGGTGGCGTGCTGGCCGTCGGGGGCGACGTCGAGGCAGACGGCGACGCGGTCCCGGTGCTGGCCGAGGGAGGTGACGGTGTCCTCGCAGGCGCGCCAGGCGGCCATGTCGATCGCGGAGTCGAGGGTCTCGACGTGCTGGCAGAGCAGCTCGGTGCGGAACACCGCGGGCGGGTCCGTCGCCTTCGCGGACAGGATCGCGGAGAGGGTGATGGTGCGGCCGAGGCCGGGGCAGGCCTGCGCGATCGCGTCGAGGTCGTCGAGGTCGCAGCCGTCCGGCGCGGACCACTCGAACAGCCCGAGCCGCTCGTCCGACCCGGCGATGGCCGCGGCGCGCAGCGAGTTGAGCACCACGGACTGGTCGTCGCCGGCGTTCGAGATCCCGACGGTGATGGCGTTGGGGCGGGCGATGGTCGTCTTCGTGAGTGCGCCCCACGCGGCCCAGTCGCGGTGCTCGCGGAGCTCGTCGAGGACCAGGAGGTCGACGGACAGGCCACGGCCAGCGCCGCGGGTGGCCGCGGTGATGCGGTACCGGGAGCCGTCGCGGAGGGTCAGGCACTGCTCGCCGTTCGCCCGCCGGATGTTCGCGACCTCGGGGGCGAGCTCGTCGTTGTCCTCGGCCAGCTCGACGGCGCCCTGCCAGGACTCACGGGCGATGTCGAGGGACTGCGCGGCGCCGAGGACGAGCTGGGCGTGGCCCATGTACATCGCCCACAGGGAAACGATCTTCAACAGCGTGGTTTTGCCCTGCTGACGTGCGACAAGGGTGAGAATCGTGCGGAAACGGAACGATCCGTCCGGGAGTAGCTCCAGGGCGTGGAGGAGCCAGAACCGCTGCCACGGGAGCAGCTCGACCCCGAGGATCTCGGTGGCGAACCGGATGGCCTGGTACCCGAGTGTGGTGTCGGGGGTTAGGTCGCGGAGGGGGCGGGTCCAGAGCCGCGGCTCCTCCTTGCCCATGACCTCCGGGGCGTCCAGCAGCGCCGTCACGAGGTCGGCTCCGCCCGGACGACCGCGAGGACCTCGCAGCGGACCAGCAGGGCCACGTTGACGCCCGGCATCAGGTCGGCGAGGTGCGACTTCAGCGCCTCGGCCTGCTTACGGCTGGTGTCGTCAGCGAGCTGGATCAGGACGGTGTCGCCGGGGCGGGCCACGTAGCCGTTCACCGCTGAACCGCCTCGGCCACGAGGATCACGCCCAGGACGATGAGCACCGCGGACGCGGCCAGGGCGTCGAGCACGAGCTGCCTCACGCCCCCGCACCCCCGCGGAGCCCCATGAGCCGGGACGGGCCAGCGGAGGGCTTCCCCGCCCCACCGCTGGAACCCGCGGCCCGCGCCTTCGGGGTGGCCTTCAGCTCGACCAGCGCCGTCGTCAACCGGGCGCCGATCTTGTCGATGGTGTCGCGCTCGTTCAGCTTCGCCCGCAGCGCCGCCACGATCTCCATCAGCGCCCCCTCGTCGTCCTCGGACGCGGCGAGACGGGCCGCACGGTCCGCCATCGCCGCCGTGGCCGAGGCCCGGTCGATCTGGCGTGCGTACAGCCGGGCCAGCTCCACGAGGCCCTGGTCGGTCTTCTCGGGGTCGAGGGCCGCGATCGTCTCCTCGACGGCGTCCAGCAGGGACCGGCGCCCCTCGCGCTCGGTCACGAGGCCACCGACGCCACGATCCGGAGCGCGGAGGGCTTCACGGCCCGAACCGCGTAGAGCTGATCGGCCAGCAGCGCCGCACGGAGCTGGCCCGTCCAGGACTGTTCCGCGAACGCCCGGAGGTCTGCGAACTCCGGCACCCAGGGCCGGGGGTCGACGCCCGGGGCGTACCGGATGCGCCGCGGACCCCGAGCCGGAGCCAGGGGGCAGGCGGTCACGCGGTGTGCCGCCCGGACCCGCCGAGACCGGCGGTGAGGGTGCTCTGGACGGCGCCCTCCGAGCCGGTCACGCCGCCCGGCTTCCACACCCCGAAGTGCGCGGCCACGGCCACCACGAAGCCCATCACCGTGGTGAACCCGGCCTGCGACCAGTCGAACGGCAGGACCGCGTTCAGGGCGTCCAGCCAGGACACCAGGAACCCTGACACGGCCGACAGGCCGAGCAGGACCAGCGCCTTCACGGCCCCCGCCGCGGCCCGAGCGGTCACCACCGCCACCAGAATGGGCAGCAGGACGTTGATCCCAGCGTTGAGCCACTGAGCCAGCGAGATGGTCGTACCCACCGAGGAGCCTCCGGAGCGGGGAGCGGGAAGCGGTCGCGCGCACCGTAAGGGGGCACTGCGACATTCCTGTGACTCGCGGGCTGGCCGACCCCGAGCCGGATGGTGCCCTCGGGCAGCTCAGGCAGGACTGTCACGCTCTGTATTGCTCGCCGCGATTGTTACTCCTTGTATTCGTAGATGATCTTCCTCGCGAGCCGGTCAACCGCGGGGAGAGGGATGTATAGGGGACCTTGGGTCTGCGGTGGCTCCTTGATCAGGAAAAATCGGGGGCCTGGGCGATGAGCTGCGGGCCTCTGACCTGCGGTTTTGCGTCTGGCAACGTTGTCACGTTGTGTGACCACCTTCCGTCTGCTCCGACTCTTGTCACGTTGTGTCACCACCATTGGTTGACTCTGGGTTGTGGGTCTTGTCTGGTGCGTGACTTGGTGGCTCGGTTGCAGGCCTCGTGCTCGGGACCTCGGTAGCGGGTTCTGTCCTGGTCGTCGTGGCCCAGGTCCCAGCGTGCGTGGGGCTCGATGGGCTGCTTGCAGCGCCAGCAGATCACGCCACCTGCTTGGACGATGGGCTTCCATCTGGCTCTGAGCTGCTGGTGTGCGCGCCCGTACCCACGCTTGCCTGAGCTGGGCCTACCCCTGCTGTCGGGCACGACGCTCGACCAGCGCGCAGGCGTGGGCGTACGCCTCACGCCAGGTCGGCCAGTACGTGAGCACGTCGCTGAGCCACGCCTGGCCCACGTCGACAACGCACCACATCCCGGTCGACGAGATGCGGCCTACCTGCGGCTTGGTCACGGGGTCCTCCTGAGTCGGGCGAGGATTGCGGGTCGGTCGGCTGGCCGCCAGACGGTGGCGTGCTGTCCGAGGTGGTCGAGCCAGGTGCGTTGGTCTGGCCGGAGTTGGCCGCGGTCGGTCTTCAGCTCGACGAGCAGGACGTCGCCGTCTCGGGCGAGGAGCAGGTCCGGGCTGCCGATGTGGCCCTGAACGGCCGTGCGCCAGCCCGCGGCGGTGCGGGCTGGCCGGAAGTGCGCGACGCGCCAGCCGTGGAGCTGGGCGGCCTGGATGACCCACTCGGCGAAGGCGGCTTCGGACTCGGCGGGGCGGGTCACCATCGGCGGAACTCGCGGTCGGGGTCGTGCGCGAGCTCGCGGGGGTCGAGCGGGGCGTGGATGACCCCGGCGGCGTCGAGCCGGGCCGGGTGGGCCGGGAGGTTGGCGAGCGGCTCCCGCTCGCCAACCATGGACTCCCGCGTGCACGGCTGGCCAGCAGGCTCGCCGCAGCCCTTCGGCGGGAACGGGCAGGGCACGGTGAGCGCCTGCTGCCGGTCCTGCTCCAGCTCGGGGGTCACGTGCCCACCGCACGGAGGTGCGGGGCGTGGTCACAGCGCGCGGAGCGGCCGTCCGGGAGGTCCCGCATGCCGCGCTCGTCGCACTGCCCGCAGGCGTCGACGGCGGCCCGGAACGCGGCCCGCTGGGCTTCCTTCGGGTCGACCGGCGTCGAGGCTTCCAGGGACAGCCGGACGTCGCGGCAGGCCCGGCAGTTCGGGCCCGGGTCTCCGGCAGGGATGTCGCGGTGGCGGCCGCAGCGCGGGTTGACCGGGTCGAGCCGGGGGGCGGGGGGCTCGTGCGCGTTCGAGTCAGGAACCCCCCCGCCCCAAGTCTCTCCTGAAGGGGACGGGCCGGGACGGGCCGGGACGGGCCGGGACGCCTGCGCAGGCGTACGCGCGCCCGTGAGTACATCCTCCGTTACTAACGGCGTTGGTAACGCGTTACCGAACCTGTTACCGCCCGGAGGGGTCGGCGGGGCCTCGTCGGGAGCCTGTTGCGGGTTTCGCCTGGTCCGGTGCTTAGCGACCCGCTTGCGGGTCTCCTCCCGGCGGGCCTCGACGTCCGCCCGCGTCGGGTTCGAGTCGGCCCAATCGTGGAACCGGTAGCCGCGCTCCCCCTGCTCGGTCGCTGCTTCCCACAAGCCAGCCGCCTGCAACTTACCCGCGAGTAGCTCGCGCGAATCGTGTCGACGGACGACCTCGGACGGCACGAACCCGTCAGTCAGGTTGCGCGCCGCCCACGCCCCGCACAGCGTCCAGAGGCCCATCGCGGCCACCCGCTGACGGCCGAGGGCACGCACCTTCCGGTGCTCCGGGAGCCCGTCGTCGACCTTGAACCACGCCATCAGGCGGCCTTTCTGGGAGCGCGGGGAGCCCGCCCCTGGGGAGCAGGGGCGGGCTCGGTCCACGCGAGGAGTTCGGACAGGCGTGCGTCCACCGGGACGAGCGCGGCGAGGGTGAGGCACCACGTCCACACCCAGTACGGGTCACCGTCGGACAGCCGCTCGGCCTCCGCGTAGGCGTCGAGCGCCTGGCCGGGCTTGCCGTCGTGCACGGCGTACACGAACGCCAGAGCGGCGGGGACCAGCGCATCCGACTTCGGGTGCCCCGTGGACGGGATCGGGCGCGCAGGGCGGCTCACAGCACACCCCCGACCGTCGCCACGGTCTCGACGGGCCGCGGCTTCCGGTGCAGCGGCTCGGCGAGCTGGACCACCTCGACCGCGAGCGGAGTGAGCCGACCGTCAGCGGCCAGCCCGCGCCGGGTGAGCGCCCGCACCGTCAGTGGGTGGGTGCCGTCCGGCAAGGCCGGGAGCGGCAGCACGTCCCCCGGCTGCGCGGACGCGAGCGCGGCGCGGACCGGGTTGACGATCGCCGCGCGGGCACGCCTCGTCAGCGGCCGGAACAGCCGGTCCGCGGCGAGCATCCGCGTGAGCAGCTCGACGCCCGTCGGGGTTGCGAGCGGGTGGGCCGCGGTGGCGGCGTCCAGGGGCTCGCGCTCGACGACCTGGCAGGTCCCGAACAGCGGCTCGGGCTGGTCGCCCTGCTCCCGCAGCCGCTCGACGAGCGCCGGGTCCACAGCGGTCATGTCGTCCCCTCGGTCAGGGCGCGGACGGTGCGGCAGGGCCACTCGAATCCGCAGTCGGTGCACCAGTCGTCCTGGCGCTGGTGGAGGGCGAGGGCGGCGGCGATGCGCTCCCCGCGGCGGTCCAACTCGGCGATCAGGGCGTCGTAGTGGGCCCAGAACGCGCCCGCTGGAGATGCCGGTTCGGCGCACTGGCGGGAGATCTGGACGAAATCGGCGACCAGGTCCTCGGCGGTCACGACGGCTGGCCCGTCGGCTGCGCCTTGAGCGCGGCGAGCAGCTGCTCGGCGTCGGAGTAGGTGACCTGCCCGTACGAGGTGATCTCCCGACCGAGGACCCCGGACGCGTAGTCGAGGCGGTTGCCGATCTCCTGCTCGCGGATCAGCGCGAAGATCTCCCGCTGCTGCTCCTGGTCCATCAGCCGGTCGGCGGCGGCCGCGGGGCCGGTGAGCTCGGCGGCGGTCGGGGCGGGCTGGTCGACGACGCGGGTCATGCGGCCGGTGGCCACCGGGTTGTCGGTGTGCGCCATCTCGTCCTCGGAGTAGACCGCGGCGAGGTCCTGGGGGAAGGCCTTGCGGATCGCGAGGGCCTCGGCGCACTTCGCGATCATGTGGGCGCTCTTGTCCTGCCACATCTTCGTGAGGCGGGTGACGTTGTCCCACGTCTTCGTCTGGGCGTACTCGCGGAACATCGCGACGCCCCAGGTGGGCTCGTCGCGGTCGTCCCGCAGGATCCCGACCCGCGCGGCGGCGGGGGGCTCCTCGGCGAGCCACACGTCCACCCAGACGCCATCGGGTCCGCACCACTGGGGGGCGGTCTGCCCGCGGTAGTGCGGGTTGCGGGCGGCGACGAGCCGGAACCCGTCGATGCCGGTCTGGATGGTCCACTTCGTGGTCTTGTCCGCGCCGCGGCCCTCGGAGCGGGGGATCATGTAGATCTGCCGGGCGAACGGGTCCAGCCCGGTGCGGGCGCACACGTGGTGGAAGACGGCGAGGTCGCCCTCCGGGGCGTCGGCCACGCCGATCTGAGCGAGGGTGGCCCGCTGCGCCGGGGTCCACGCCTGCTGGTGCATCGCGAGGGTGCCCGCGGGCTCGACCTCGACGGTGGCGATCTCGGTGGTCACTGGGCACTCCCGATCAGGTCGTCGTACTTGTGGGTGAGGTAGCCGGGCAGCGCGAGCGGCTGCGGGGCGTCCGGGCTGTAGCCGGGCCAGTGGTTGGCCTCGGTGCAGTCGCGGTAGATCTCGCGGGCCTGCCGGTTGAGCTCGCGGCCGTAGGCCATGGCCTCGGGGTCCGGGTAGGTCACGGACACGAGGTAGGGGGCGACCTTCTCCTGCGCGATGAGCACGAAGATGGGTTCCAGACCGCCGTTGAGGCCGAGGGCGGGCCAGGCGTCGCAGTACCAGGGGGCCTGCTGGTGGTAGCCGTAGCGGGCCATCGAGCGGGCGAACGCGCCCGGCTCGGCGTCGTCGGTGGTCTTGTAGTCCACGACGATCGGCCGCTCGCCCTCGTCGACGTCAGGGATCCGGTCGGCCATCACCCGGCACATCACCCCCGTTTCGGGGTCCCGGTAGACGAGCACGAGCTCGGAGCGTCCGGGGCGGGCGAACAGCGGCCCGGCGACTGGATGGCGGCGGGCCGCGGCGACCATGTCCCGAACTCGCATGGCGTCCTTCGTCAGCAGCGGTGTCGCCCCGACAGCGCGGGCCTCGGCCGCGGCCTCCTTGGCGGCGTTCGTGCGCCAGTCCTTCGCCGCGATCTCCGCGATCGGGTCACCGACGCCTAGGAGCTCGGCATGCGCGGCGCGGCCGAGGTCGAACGCGTCCGTGTCGGGCCGCGGGTGCTCGCGGTTCCACGCGAACAGGGCGGGCGGGTTCGGCGGGGTCAGCATCCGCGCCCCGGTCGAGGACAGCGAACCGCCCTCGACCGGGTCCCGCTGGTACCGGGCGGGCGTGACGTCCTCGTAGACGCCGGGCTCGGCGATCATGCTGCGCTCCTGGTGTTGGGTCGGTCGGGGAACCCGGGCGGCCGCCACGCCGTGTCGACCAGCCGCCAGGTGTGGCCGGCGGTCGCGGTGGGGGTGAGGACGGGCTTCGGGGACGGTTTGCGGCCCTGGATGGCGTGGGCGCGGGAGCAGAACCGGCGGAGGGCGTAGTGCGTCCAGGACTCGTTCCGGCGCTTCGGGAACGGGGCGGCGCACACGTCGCAGGTCCGGTCCGTCCGGGCGGCGGCGGTCATGCTGCGCGCCTGGCGGGGAAGCCGGGGTGATCGGTGGCGGCCTTCCGGGCGCGCCGGTCGCCCTCGGCCTGGGCGCGGTAGAACGCCCGCCGCCACGCGGCGGCGGTGATCCCGACCCGGGTGTGGAAGTCGACGAAGCGGACGAGGCCGCGGTGCCGGTCCCACTCCTCGAGGATCTCGTCGCGGGAGCGGTAGATCCTGGTGGGTGGGGGGCGGCGGGCGCCGACGGCGACGCGGTGGGCGTCGAGGCAGGGGTCGCAGGCGAGGTCGCCGGCGCGGACGTGCCGCTGGTAGGCGGCGTCCGTGCCGCACGGGAGGAGCTCGCGGACGGCGGCGGTCATCGCGCACCGGCCATGCGCACGAGCCCGGCCAGGTGGTCGGCCACCGCGATCGCGTCCGCGGCCGTGCGCTCGCGTCCTTCGACCCACGTGTCCTGACCGGTGCGGACGCGGAACCGCCAGGGCAGGATCCCGCCGATCCGGATGTGCTCGCGGGTGACCTCGGCACGGCCGACGGGCACCGGCCGGTACCCGCGGCTCATGCGGCACGCTCGCGGAGCTGGCGGGCGCAGTCGCGGAGCGCCTGGACGACGTCGGCGGCGGCCTGCGGGCGGCAGCGGTCGCACGGGCACGCGGCGTCGCGGCCGTCGAGCCAGTCGAAGATGCCGTCGACGTGCGCGTGGCCGAGGTGCTCGGCGAGCGCCACGTACGCGGGGTGTGCGCCGTGCGCGTGGGGTCCGAACCCGGCGACGTGCTGGGCGCCGTCCACGGACGGTGTGCCGCAGACGATGGCGATGGCGCCGGCCACGTCGGTGGGGTATCCGGGCAGCCAGGTGCTGGAGGGGTCGCCGGTGACGGGGTTGAGGTAGTGGGCGGAGTGCGCGAGGCCGTGGGTCTCGATGATCGTGGCGGAACGATCGAGGATCTGATCGGTTGTTGCGCTATTCGGGTGGATCTCGCGGGTCTGAAGCAACCTGCGGGATAGCGTCGACATGACGTACTCCCTGTCGGGGGGATGGCGTTGGATCGGATTCGGGGCTCTCACCGTTGGCGCGGTGGGGGCCCCTCGGTCTGTGTCAGGCCGGTGGCCTGGTTTCGGCGATCAGCCGGTCCACGGCCTCGCCGATCTCCTGGTCGACTTCGTCCCGGGCTTCCCGCAGGACCGCGGCGAGTGCCCGGTCTGCTGGGTTGCTGGCGCGGCCGAGGTCGTCGAGGAACGCGTCGTCGTCGAGGACCTGCGCGAGGTCAAGCACCTCGACCCGACCGGCTTGGCGTGGCGGTCCTGGCCGGTACCGGCGGCAGTCGCAGAACGCACAGTCCGTCCCGGCCCGGTAGTGCTCGTGGGCTTCACCGACGTGCCCGCAGGTGCAGGGCCGCGCGGTCTGCACCTCCGAGTCCCCGAACGGGTTGAGGACCAGGGCCACGACCCCCAGGACGAGGAGGACCAGCCCTGCGATCACCTCGCGGCTCACATCTCCTCCAGCGCGGTGACGGCGGCGATCAGGTCGGCGGCGGGCGAGACCGGCAACGGGGTGAAGGTGCCCTCCCATGCCTCGACCAGGGCGCGGGCGGCACCGATGACGGCGACGGCCTCGGCCGACCCGACCGACACGATCTTGTCGACCGGTGCGGTCGCGACGGCTAGCCGGACGAGGGCCCCGTGCGCGGCACACACCCGGGCAGGCCGCCGGTCTGCGTCGGGGATGCAGTCACAGCCGTCCTCGCCGATCGCGCGGGCCATCTCGATGATCGCCGCAGCGTGCTCGGACGGGGTCATGAGGTCACCTCGTCGATCTCCTCGTCGGAGATCCCGAGGACGTGGAGCGCCTGCCGGACCTCAAGGTCGAGGCCGTCCGGGGTGTCGGCGAACCAGTAGTCGTCGTCCAACGACTCCAGGATGAAGACGAGGGCCTCGCCCCGCGCGGTACTCACAGCTCCTCCCCGGCGAGGATCCGGCGGGCCGCGACCAACGCGAGGCAGTCGCCGCGCACGTCGGTCAGGCACCGCCCGGCCGCGTGGTCGGGGACGGTGGCCTCCAGCTGAAGGATGAGGCTGGTGCGGGGCTGGCCGTCGGCGACCTCACGGAGGAGGAGCGTGTCGATCGCGTCGCCGATGACCTGCTGGTCCTCGATCGTCGTGGCGGTGGTCATCGGGTCGTGGCTCCTCGGAGGGTGATGCGCGAGCGGCGGGCCGCGGCGCGGGTCAGGCGGTGACGGGGCCGCGGCGCGGTGACCGCCAGCCCCAGGACGACGACGAACACGAGGGCGTCGAGCGCGAGCGCCGCGCACAGCACGCCGGTCACGCCGCAGCCCTCGTCAGGTGCGTGCGGAGGGCCTCGATCCCCTTGACCGTGATCCGGATCTGAGGCGGGTCGAGCACGAGCTCGCCCGTCCGCGGGTGGTAGTGCGACATCGGCATCTCAGACAGGCGGCCGGTCTCGATCGCGGTCTGGTAGGTGCGCCAGCGGCCGTCACCAGCGCCGCGGTAGATCCACCGCAGCTCGCTGAGCAGCGTGTACAGCCGGTTCTGGCCTATCTTGATGGCCGAATCGCGGGACAGGATCTTCGCCGCGTCCGCGACGAGGAAGTCCCCGTCCGCGGTCGCCAGCGTGTTCCACGACGCCGCAGCCGGTTCGAGCTCCGCGACCTGCGCCTGCGTGGCGACGAGCTGCCGGGCGGTGGCCGCGAACTGCTCGGCCATCGCCAGCACACCCGTGGGGGTCGTGATGTCCGGGAGGGCCGGGGCGGCGCCGTACTGGCCTGTGCGGCGGATCTGGGGGAGGACCTCGTGGGTGATCCACCGCTTGAAGGCCTTCGCCTCCGGCTTCCTGCTGCGGAGGATCAGCGAGTAGAGGCCGGGCTCGTTGACCGTCGCGAGGCTCTGCGGGCCGCCGAGGGTCTCCACACTGTGGAGCCCCCTCTCGTCGTCGTCGAGCAGGGCGACCGAGCTGTGCGGGTTCGCGATCGCGAGGACAGCGCAGACGTCGGCGGCGACGAACCACGGCTCGCCGTCGAGCACGACGGTGCGGACGTCGGTCGAGCCGTAGGAGAACAGCTCGACGGCGCTCACGCGGCGGCCTCCCGCCGGGCCTGCTCCTCGTCGATCCACCACGCCGGGATCCGGATCAGGCGGCCGAACATGCGGTGTGGGATCTCGCCGCGCTTAACCAGCTCGATGACCTGCCGGTAGCCGACGCCGATCGACTCGGCGACCTCGCGGGCGTCGTAGAAGGTGCGGGGGAGGGGGGCCGGTGAGGGCCGAACGGGTGACATCTGAGAACTCACGCTGCGCTCCGGGTCTGGACGGATCGGCTAGCGCTCCTTGACGGCATCGGCACGAAGAGGTCGCGCACGCTGCGACGCAGGGACCTCGCGATCAGCAGCGCGGTGCTGGCGTCGGTGGCCTGGCCGTTGAAGACGAGGTGGATGTTCTGGCGGGTGCACTCGGCCAGACGTGCCAGCTCGCCGTAGGTGAGGTCTCGTTCCTCCCGTGCCTGCTCCAGCAGGACGGGGTCACGCGGCTTCTTCAGGGGCATTGAGGGGCTCCGGGGGGGCTGCTCCGTTGGCTTGACGACCCGAACAGTGGCACTTGACGAAACCTCTGTCAAGCGACGCTAGGCGATCCGGCTAGCGTCTCTCGACGCGTAGCGCGTGACCTTCGCGCGACGAATTAACAGGTCAGATAGGGTCCGGCCGTCCAAATCGCTTGACGACGAAATAGGTTCGGCCGTCTAGCCACAGGCAGCGCCGTAGCCGCCCGACCAGCGATAACCGTAGTGAGAGGGTCTCCGTTGACCGACCAGCACAGCACAGGCGACGGTGACGATGTGGCGACGCTTCAGGTCCTCATCGGGACCCGCATGGCCGAGCGTGAGTGGTCATACTCCGACCTGGAACGACGCAGCCGAGGAGCCCTCACGAAGGGCCGCTGGCAACAACTCGCCAAGGGCGTCGACCTCCGCCGCCTCCCCGCACCCGACTCCATCATGGTCATCGCCGAGGTCCTCGAGGTCGAGCCGACGACCGTGCTGCTCGCGGCCGCCGCGTCCGTCGGCATCCCCGTCCGTCGGACTGGATCGATCCTGGCCCACCTACTCCCCACCGGCACCGAGATGCTCTCCCAGCGCACCCAGGACGCCGTCCTCAACATGCTTCGCGCCGTTGTGTCCGACGCCGTGGACGCACAGCGCCGGATCGACGAGGCCGAGGGGCGCAGCGAGCCGGGCAACGGGCCGCGTGGGTTGCGCGCATTGGGTGATCAGTAGGGCCTTTAGGCCTGAATGGTGCAACGTGGTCGAAGCCACATGGCTGATCAACTACATCGCCGAAATTGACTATTCGTGTCCGCCAAGTAACGCAGCGACGTTGCACCACGACGTTCTTGCCATGACGAACTGGTGTCCACTCCCCATGGGCACGGAGGACGACGCGGTGGTCGCCCTCCTGCTGGACGTGGTCAAGAAGTACGGCGAGCTCAACCTCTGCCTCACCGACCTCGCACCCGGCCAGCTGGCCGACACGTCATGGGGCGACAGCCTCATCGAACTCGCGAGGGACCTCGACGACGACGAACTCCGCGCCGTCCTCACCCGCGAACTGGCCTACCTCCTGCACCACCCTGACGGGGCGGACCGCCAGGACGAGTCGCCCGACCTCGCGGTCGTGCTCCAGTTCCCCGACGACGGAGCCACACTCCGCGAGCTCCGCCGACAGACCGCAGCGGCAGCGAAGGCCGCCGACCCCGGCGAGGACACTGGCTCCGTCCCGGTCCCCGCGCCGCGGCACGCACTCGCCGACGAGGACATCCCGCGCTCCAGCGTGTGGGTGGCCCGCCGCGCCGAGCGCTACTACCGGATCAGCCACCACTAGCCGGAGGACCCCGTGGCCCGACCAATGCTCCCGATCGGCACCCACGGGAACATCAACACCACCCTGATCAGCCCCGCCGGGACCCCGCGGAGCGACCAGGTGTGGGAGGCCCGCTGCCGGTTCCGGGACTACGACGGGCACACCAGGCCGGTCCGCCGCACCGGCCGATCGAAGACCGCCGCCGAGAACGCCCTCAAGGTGGCGCTCGCCGAGCGCAGGCCCACCGCCGGAGCCGTCCTCACCGGCGACTCTCGCCTGTCCGACGCAGGGCGGCTCTGGCTGGAGAAGCGCGAGCAGGAAGCCACCGACGGCGAGATCAGCCTGAATACCCCCGGCCAGTACGAGGTCGCGTGGCGACTGCACGTCGAGCCGTCCATGGGCGGCCTGCGGCTCCGCGAGATCACCGTGGCCCGCTGCGAGGCGTGGCTCCAGGAGCTCCGCAAGCATCGCAGCGCGTCGACCGCGAAGACGGCAAAGACCGTGCTGTCCGGGATCCTCGGCTACGCCGCCCGCATGGGCGCCATGCCGGCCAACCCCGTCCGTGACACCTCCCCGGTCCCGAGGACCACGAAGCGGAAGCCCCGCGCGCTCACCCGCGTCGAGCGGACCACGTGGCTGGCGAAGCTCGAGGAATCGGACAAGGCGCGGCGGTGGGACCTCCCGGACCTGACCCGGATGATGCTGGCCACCGGCGGCCGGGTGGGGGAGGTGCTCGCGCTGTCGTGGGACGACGTCGAGTTCGATACCTCGCGGGTCTGGCTGCGGGCCCGCCTGATCCGGGTGGCTGGGCTCGGGCTGATCCGGGAGGACGGCACGAAGGGCACCCGGGCCGCGGCGACGGTGAAGGCCCGCCGGCTGAAGCTGCCGACGTGGGCGATGGACGTCCTGCGGGTGCGGCAGCTCGACCCGGACCACGCCCGGTCGATCGCGGTTTTCCCGGACTCGAAGGGCGGGTGGCGGGACCCGTCGAACACGCTGCGGGTCCTCCGGCAGGAGCGCGCGGGCATCGAGGGCTTGGACTGGGTGCACACCCACGCGTTCCGGAAGACCGCGCTCACGCACCTGGACACGAAGCAGCTCACGGCGCGGCAGGTCGCCGATGTGGCCGGCCACGCGGACCCGTCGATGACGCAGCGGGTCTATCTGGTCCGGGACGACGTGCACGACGAGGCCGCGGACGCGCTGGAGGACCTGCTGTAG